TGATTATCAGTATAAATTATTAGCACAAATCTTAACAGATAAGAGATTTGCTAATTCAATTATTGATATTTTAGATGCTAATTATTTTATGGATGAACATTTAAAGTTGATAACTGCTGCCATAAAAGATGCTAAAGAAGAATACGATATTATCCCAGATTTTAGTAGTATTGAATTCAGAATGTTAGATAAAATCACAAATCCACAAACAAGGAAGTATGTTTTATCTCAACTAAAAAGAATCAAAGAAACAAGTCTTAATGATACATTGAAAGTTCAAGAAGTTGCAATGAAGTTTTGCAAAACTCAAGAACTTAAAAAATCAATAAAACAAATTGCTGCTATTATTGATAAAGGTGATACTGATGAATATGAAAAATGTGAGTCAATCTTAAGAAAAGCATTGGAACATGGTGATAGTAAAGATGACGGAATGGATGTCTTACACGACCTTGAAAGTGTATTAGATGAGGATTTCAGAAAACCAATACCAACTGGTATAAAAGGGTTGGATGAAATAATGGATGGTGGATTATCCAAAGGAGAATTGGCAGTTATACTGGCTCCTTTTGGGGTAGGTAAGAGCTTAAGTAACTCATCTAAAGTATACACACCAGATGGTTATAAATTAATGGCTGATATAAAAGTTGGTGATTATGTAATTTCTAGAGTAGGTGAACCAACTAAAGTATTGGGTGTTTACCCACAAGGTGTTAGGGGTATATATAAAGTTACTTTTAATGATGGAACATCTGCAATGTGTGATAAAGAACATTTATGGGCAGTTAATTCAATTAATCAACGCAATAGGTCTTCATGGAAAGATGGTAAAAGGATTAAATTAAAACCAGACCATTCATTTAAGGTAGTCGAGACTAGTAAATTAATTGATGATTTGACTTTTGGTTCTAGAGGGTGTTTAAAATATAAAATACCAATGGTTAAACCAGTTAATTTTAATGAAGTTGAATTACCTTTAAATCCATATATATTAGGTTTACTATTGGGTGATGGCTACATGAAACAAACAATAATAACAACAAAAGATGTTGAAATTATCGATTCAATTAAATCTATAATGGGTGATGAAAATGTTTACTCTAAAGAAAGATGTAAAGACATTGACAAAGGTGATTTACTTGTTCAGCAATGTGTGTTTAGTGTTTCTATACATGGTATAAAAGGTGTAATAAAAGAGATTGGATTATTCGATTGTTTATCTGATACTAAGTTTATACCTAAAAACTATTTATATAATTCAGTAGAAAATAGGGTTTCTTTACTACAAGGGTTATTAGACACTGATGGTACTGTCAACACTAGAGGTGGTATTGAATACTGTACTGTATCTAAACAATTAGCTAATGATGTTAAAGAATTGGTTTTATCTTTAGGTGGATTTTGTAAGATAAAAGAAAAACAACCTAAATACACATATAAAGGTGTTAAAAAGAATGGTAAATTAGCTTATACTTTAAATATTTCTTTTCCTATTGAAAATGGTATTATACCATTTAAATTAGGTAGAAAATTAAATAAGGTTAAAAACCGAGAAAAATATTCTAATAATAAATTTATAAAAAGTATAGAATATTCACATGATGAAGAAGCAACTTGTATAATGGTCGAAGATGAAGAACATTTATTTGTTACTGATGACTACATTGTAACGCATAACACGACCATGATGACTAAAATATGTAATACCGCTATGAATGAGGGACATAAGGTCCTTCAAATCTTCTTCGAAGATATGCCTAGAGTTATTCAAAGAAAACACTTAGCGTGTTGGTCTGGTCACGATTTAAATAGTCTTGTCTTACATAAGGATGACCTTATTAAGATGGGTAAAAATATGACAGCAGCTTCTAAAAATGGGACTGGTGAAATTAAACTTAAAAAGTTTTCTAGTGATGGTACAACAATACCAATGATTAGACAATATATAAGACAACAAATTGCTAGTGGGTTTAGACCAGATTTAATTACATTGGATTATATCGATTGTGTGACACCATCAAAGAAATTCGATGATGTTAATGCTGGTGAGGGTGCAGTTATGAGACAATTTGAAGCCATGTTATCTGAATTGGATTTAGCTGGATGGACAGCCGTTCAAGGTAATAGGAGTTCAATCTCTGCTGAAGTAGTTGAGGCTAACCAAATGGGTGGGTCAATCAAGAAGGGTCAAATTGGTCACTTTATTGTATCTATAGCTAAAACGTTAGACCAAAAAGATGAGGGTACGGCTACAATGGCTATACTTAAATCACGTTTTGGTAAAGATGGTATGATTTTCCCCAACATCGTATTTGACAATGCTAGAATTCAAATTGAGATGGGTGATGCTGAACCAAATGGTCAAAATAGAACACAATATAAAAAAGGTGTTGCAGACCAAGAACAAAATAGAGTTAACGCAGTAATACAAGCAAGACAAACTACAAAAAATAATTAAAATGAAAGAACCTATATTAAAACACAACCAAGATAGATTTGTACTATTCCCAATTGTTCATCAAGATTTATTTGAATATTATGAGATAGCACAAGACGCTATGTGGACACAGAAAGAAGTGGATTTATCAAAAGATATTGACCATTGGAATAATAAACTAACAGATAACGAACGTTTCTTTATAACAAATGTTTTGGCTTTCTTTGCCGCATCTGATGGTATTGTAAATGAAAACTTGGCTGAGAATTTTTTAAAAGAAGTTCAATATACTGAAGCTAAGTTTTTCTACGGTTTTCAAATCATGATGGAAAATATCCATAGTCATATGTATTCTTTGCTTATCGATACATACATTAAAGATGTGGAAGAGCGCAATAAAGCATTCAAAGCTATCGAATATATGCCACCAGTAAAGAAAAAGGCTGAGTGGGCTTTAAAATGGATTGAATCTGAATCATTCGCTGAAAGATTAGTAGCATTCGCCGCTGTTGAAGGTATATTCTTTTCTGGTTCGTTCTGTAGTATATTTTATTTAAAATCTAGAGGTTTAATGCCAGGTCTTTGTGATACAAATTCTTTTATTTCTAGAGATGAAGCTTTACATTGTGATTTCGCCATCCATTTGGTTAATAATCATTTGGTTAATAAACCAAACGAATCAAGAATTAGAGAGATTTTATTATCGGCATTGGAAATTGAGAAGGAATTTATTACTGAGTCATTACCAGTATCTCTTATCGGTATGAATTCTGATTTGATGAAACAATATTTAGAATTTGTTGTTGATGGGTTATTGGTTCAATTTAATTGTGATAAAGAATTTAATTCAAAAAATCCGTTTGAATTCATGAATCAAATTGCGTTGAAAACAAAACAAAATTTCTTTGAAGGTCGTTCTACAGAATACAAATCAGCCGATTTAAGTGGTCCTATATCATTTGATGAGGAAATATAAAAAAAAATAAATTATGCAAGTAATAAAAAGAAATGGAAACAAAATTGATTTTAATCCTAGTAGAATACTTACTAGGATTAAAAAACAATCTGAAGGTCTTAAGGTAAATGCTGATGAAGTATTTATTAAAGTTACACAAGGTTTAGCAGACAATATGACTACAAATCAGTTAGATGATTTAATATCCGTTGTTTCTGAATCATTAGCTATGAATCATCCAGATTATTCTAAACTGGCTGCTAACATTGCTATCAGTAAGTTACATAAAGAAACTGAAGATAACTTCATGAAGGCAACTAAGAAGATGTACAATGGTGGGTTATTGAATGATGCTTACTATGAAAAAGTTAAAGAAAATATTGAATTGATTGAATCAGTTATTGATTACAAAAGAGATTTTCAATTTGATTATTTTGGGTGGTGTTCACTTAAAGATATTTATCTATTGAAATTAGGTAATGGTGCTGTTGTTGAAAGACCACAACATATGTACATCAGAGTTGCTCTTATGATTACAAATAACCCAGTTGATTTTATTGAGAAATATAACGATTTAAGTCAACAAAAAGAATCCCCAGCAACACCAATAAAAATAAATATTGGTACTAAGATTGCTCAGATTGCATCTTGTAATCTATCAATTGTTCCAGATGATTCAACTGAAGGATTATTAAGTATGTTAGGTAGGTTATCAATATCATCATCTAAAGCTGAAGGTATTGGTTTAGCCGTATCTAATATACGTTCTAGAGAAACAAATGTTGGTAATTCAGATGGTAAAGCTGGTGGTATCCTTAAATATTTAAAGGTTATTAATGAAGCATTGAGATTTTGGAATCAAAGAGGTAAAAGACCAGGTTCTTGTGCCGTTTACATTGAACCATGGCATAAAGACATATTCGATGTTTTAGATATCAGAAAGAAAACTGGTGATGAAACATTAAGAGCTCGTGACTTATTCACAGCATTATGGATTCCTAATAATTTCATGAGAGCAGTTGAAACTAATGGTGATTGGTATTTATTTTGTCCTCACGACATCAAAACAGCTGGTTTAAAACCGTTGTATGAGATTTATGGGGATGAATATGAAGTTGAGTATAACAAAGCTGTTGAAATGGGCTTAGGTGTGAAAATTAAAGCACATGACTTATGGCTTAAAATACTAGAAGCTCAAATTGAAACTGGTATGCCATATATGTGTTTCAAAGACCATGCTAATGAAAAATCTAACCATAAAAACTTTGGTATGATTCACTCTAGTAATTTGTGTTCAGAAATCATGGAATCAACTGATAAAGATACAACTGCCATTTGCACACTTACATCTATTCCAGTTCAAAAGTTTGTTAAAGATGGTAAATATGATTTTATTGAATTAGGTCGTGTTGCACGTTCTATTACAAAATCGCTTAATATTGCAATTGAAATCAATGAATATTCAACAGCTGAAGGTAGAAAAGGTGGTCTAGAGCAAAGAGCATTAGGAATTGGTATTCAAGGATTGGCAGATGTTTTTGCTATGCTTAAATTACCGTTTACATCTCCAGATTCTAGGTTATTGAATAAAAATATATTCGAAACAATATATTTTAATGCATTAAGACAATCATGTGACTTAGCTAAAGAAAGTGGATTAACATATGCACATTATGAAGGCTCACCAATTTCTAAAGGTATATTTCAATGGGAAATGTGGGGTCTTAAAGAAGATGAATTAAGTGGTATGTTTGATTGGGCTGGATTACGAGAAGATATCATCAAATACGGTGTTAGAAACTCTCTTGTAACAACTTGCCCACCAACAGCTAG